AGGGTCAAAAGGCTTATTCGAAAACTAAACCAATAGATGCAAAAGAATTTGAAGAGATCAAAAAATGGTGGAATAAGCGAGTTGAAAGCGATGTTTCTTGGAAGGTGGGCATTAAAGAAATTGAAGCAAGAAACTTTGATTTAGACATCAAAAATCCTAGTAAAAAAGAAGAAATACAAGAGTTTACCAGCGCCGAACTAATTAAGATGCTCGAAGATTCTTTTGATGATACCAAGAAAATTTTGGCTGAAATTAGGGGTGTATTATGAGCAGATGGCAAAAAGTTAAAATAGGAGATCTACTTACCAGATATAAAGAACCTGCTGAAGTAAGGGATGATGTTTTATATAAAAGAGTTACCATAAGAACAAAGTACAAAGGCGTTGAAATCAGAGATGAAGAAATAGGGAAAAAAATAGGCACAAAAAAACAATGGTTGGTAAAAGAAGGTCAATTTATTTTATCTAGAATTGATGCTCGATTTGGAGCGATGGGAATGATACCTAAAGAAGTTGATGGAGCTATTGTTACAAACGATTTTTTAGCTTTTGATGTAAATAAAAATACAATAGAGCAGTACCTATTTTATCAGCTTTTAAAATCTCCAATTTTTCTTGAAGCCTGCAAAAAAGCCAGTCGAGGCGTTACTCAAAGAAAAAGAATAAATGAAGATTTTTTTCTGGGATATGAATTAATAATTCCAAGTCGCGATGCTCAAAAAGAGCTTTGTTCCAAAATTGAGTTAGCAGAAAAAGGGCAAAAAACACTTAAAAATCAAATCGAGAACCAAAAGACTTATCTAAAAAATCTTAGAAAACAGATTTTGCAAGAAGCTATTGAAGGCAAATTAACTAAAGAATGGCGAGAAAAAAATCCAGATGTTGAAACAGCAAGCGAACTTCTAAAAAAAATTAAGAAGGAAAAAGAAAAACTAATTGCTGAGAAAAAAATCAAAAAAGAAAAGCCACTTCCACCAATTGATAAAAACGAAATCCCGTTTGAATTACCTATGGATTGGGTTTGGGTTGGTATATCTGAAATAGGATTATGTCACACAGGAGACAGTATAAATGAATCTGTAAAAAGCTTAAAATACAAAGTTTTAAAAAGTGGATTAAATTATATTGGAACAAAAGATGTTGGCTTCGAATTTAGAGGAGTGAATTATGATACGAGTGTCATTATACCTTTTGATGAAGCGGGAACCGAATTCAAAATTGCAAAGAAAGGTTCAATTTTTGTTTGTATAGAAGGCGGGAGTTCTGGAAAAAAAATCGCTCTATTAGATCGAGATGTTTGTTTTGGAAATAAACTTCTAGCTACTCAGGTTTTTAGTCCCGTGAGTTATGAATATGTTTATCTTGTCTACCAAACCTTTCTTTTTGAGAGCGAATTTAGAAATAAAAGTAAAGGTCTTAGAGGTGGAGTTTCCGTCAATCTATTCAAAACAATAAAAATTCCACTTCCACCGCTCTCCGAACAACTTGCCATTGTCTCAAAACTTAAAACCCTAATACAAAAACTCGATGAAGCCGAAAAGCAAATCGAAAACAGCTTAGAAACCAGCAAGCTTTTAACCAAAGCAATTTTGGCGGAGGCTTTTAAAGTTCATGAATAGAGGATTGCATAGCGAAGTTACTGATTATTTAAAAGAGATTGATCAAGAAAAAGCAAATACCCAAGAATATAGCTATGGGAACAAAATATCGGAAAAAATCAAAACAATTTTAAATAAAAATTCTGGTTATGAAGCAAGTCAGGAAGACTTGATTCTTAGAAATAGGGGTTAATAATATCTTTAATCTATCCTGAATAGAGGTAAGAAGTTTTCTTCTCGCCAGCCCTAAAAAGCTGGTGTATTCTTAGAAATAGGGGTTGAGAATGGTAAAAATAATTTAATGTTAAACATGCAATGAATCAAAATCAGCTAGAAGAATTAATAAATGAAGAGACGAAACGACTGGTTGGCTATATTATGCCAGTACTTGAATCTATGCAAGCAGATGTTAATCAAAAAACATCGGTAAAAAAGATGCTTTATTCTTTCAAGAATAATATCTGTGAAATGTTAATTAATGAAATGTCAAATAATGAAAAATCAAACAATCAATAGAAAAAGCTTTATAATCCACGCGGATAGCTTAGACATTCTTGATCAGTTAACTGATGAGCAAGCAGGAAAGCTATTCAAGGCTATATCTTGTTATCAAAAAACAGGTGAAATCAGCCAAGTTGATCAGTTGGTAAAAATCGCAATAACTCCTTTCATAAATCAATTTAAAAGAGATGAGGAAAAGTATCTAAACATTGTTGAGCGTAATAAAATCAACATATCTAAGAGATGGTCTAAAGATACCACTGGTAAAACTGGTATACCAAAAGATACCAAAAATACCGATAATGATAGTAAGAGTGATAATGATAGTGATAGTAAGAATAAGAAAGATAGTAAGAATGAACTACCAATTTTTATAAATAAAAATCTATTAGATGATTTTGCAGAGGTAAGAAAGAAATTAAAAAAACCTTTAACTGAAAAAGCAAAAGAACTTGTTGTCAAAAAGCTAATAGAATTTGAATCAAAGCAATCAGGCTTTGCAAATCTTGCTCTTGAAAACTCAATTGAAAACTCTTGGCAAGGAGTATTTGAACCTAAAAATACAAATGCAAATCAAGCTAAATCTTCCAATAAATACGCTGAACCTTCGTATTTAGATTATTTAACAGGAGGTAAATAATGACAGAAATTAATACTGGTTTAACAGTTGAAATGGCAATACTGGGTTCAATCATTCTCAATAACGACAAGCTTGAACATCTTGACTTTTTAAAGCCCGAACACTTTGCTTTTGAAGCTAACCAAAAACTATTCAAGCATCTTAAAAACTGCATTGAGAATGAAGAAAAGAGACAAGATTCAGTTACTTTAAAAACTTACTTTCAATTTGAAAAATCAATACAGTTGATGGGAGGTTTTGAATATCTTAAAAATCTTCTTCTTACTGCTGGAGAAATTTCTTTTATGATGTCAGTAAAAGATTATGCTAAAAATTTAATTGATTTATGGCAAAAAAGAGAGCTTTCTGACGCACTTTTAAATCTTGATAAGTCAAAGACACTTGAAGAGATTAGAAATGAATTAAACGAGAAGTTTGACCTATTAGAATTGGAGAACCAGCAAGATCCTAAACTGGCGAATGATCTAATGAGGGATTTTATTGTTAGAAAGGTTGAAAATAAAGAAACTGGAGAGCTTCTTAAAATCCATTATCCAGTTTTAGATAAAATTTTAAGTGGTCTTTATCCTGCAAATCTAGTTACTTTAGCTGGCAAAACCTCAATGGGAAAAAGTGCTTTTGCTTTGAATCTTGCAAGAAAAATATCGGAAAATACTGAAAAGAAAGAAGGGGTTATGACCTATTTTTTTTCAATTGAAATGAAAAACGATGAAGTATTAGGTCGCTTTTTGGTTGAGATGGCTTCGATAAATGGTTATAGATTAAAAAATGCAGAGTTAAAGCCGATTGAGGAACAGGCAGCAATGATTGCAAAACAAAACTTTAACTTAAAACTTTTATTAGATGATTCTTGCGGTCTTACTGTAAGTCAAATTTGGGCTAGAGCTAAGAAGATGAAGAATAAATATGGCGTTAAAGTCATGATTATAGATCATTTACAAAAGATTATTCCAATTAATCCAAAAGAATCAAGAGAAAGGCAAGTTGGTTTAACAGTTGAAAAGCTAAAGGATATGGCAAAAAAACTTGATATTGTAGTCATCCTTCTTTGCCAGCTTTCGAGAGAGAACGAAAAAAGGCAAAATAAAAGACCTTTGCTTTCAGATTTAAGAGAATCTGGCACAATTGAGCAAGAAAGCGATGTTGTGCTTTTTGTGCATAGAGACGACTATTACTTAGAAAAAGAAGCAGAGCCACCGCATAGCCCAAATTATAATAGATGGCTAGATGCTTATAATAATAGCAAGGGTAGAGCGCACATTATTGTAAGTAAAAATAGAAATGGAGAAACTGGAGAATCTGAAATGTTTTTTGATAAAAGCTTTCAAAGATTTACAGAAATATTAAACAATAATAATTATTAAATTATGTCACATACAGAAAAATCAAAACTTTTTGAAGAAACCTATATCAACTTAGCTGATTGTCATTCTGAAATAAAATTTACAGAAGAATTGACTGGTTTTGAAGAAGATAGAGCGGAAAAATTAATAAATTTCTGTCACATAATCTGTAATGAATTTAAGGACGATAAAAGATTTTCTGATTTATTTAAAGAAAGAGGGACAAAATGATACGCATTAAAGATATCCTAATTGCACAATCAAAAGAAAATGCAACTAAAAGAAAATTCTACACTAACAACAAAGAGAAATTCTTAAGATACTTCGACAGTTCAGAGCAATACGATGCTTTGATATGGACGGGGAAGTTTGGGAAAATTGAGGAGATAATTAAGGCTAATACCACTTTTGACTTAAAAACCTTTCTATCGAACGGATTTTAATTGAGAGAGAGTCTGATATTTTAACAATTAGTAATAAAAATAAATAATTATAGGAGTAAAATGGATTTTAAAAGAGTAAAAAGCTTCATCGAGATAATATACCAGATTATACAGATTTTATGGCTTATATTTTGGTCTTTAATAGCTTTTGTGATAACTTTAGCTTGGATAATTCCTATGAATATTATTAAAATTATATGCCCAGATGCTTTTGATTTAGCTAGAACAAGTATCAATTCAATTAAATAGAGGAATCAAAATGAGCATATACATCTGCACAATCTGCAATAACCAAAAAGACGGCGATTTCAACTGCGCTGAATTAGACGGTAAGGAATGCTGTGAGGAATGTTTTGACGAGCATGAAAATAATAATAATTAAGGAATAATTATGACTAAAACACTAAAACTGATGGAAATGTTAAATGATTGTCGTGCAGAATGGCATCAAAACAGCATGAAAGAATTAATAGATAAAGCGAAAAGCACAGAAGGATTGGAGAGTCTAACATATGCTGGATCAATAATATCTCAAAAATATTTAAATAGTTATCACGATCAAGTTATAACTCCTTTAATTTTGTCGTTATTAGAAATAATCAATAATTTAGAGAAAGAAACCCTTGAAGACCAAGAGGAAAGTGTGCAAAGGGGTATTTATCAATTATTAAAGGAGTAAATTATGGCATATTTGAGATTCTCTAATGATTGCGATGTTTATTTATACGCATCTACACATCATAAAACTAAAAAAGAAGGATTCGCTCTTTATACTTCAATTCAAGCGGGAGATATTAACGAATGGATCGAGGGCGAAACATTTGGTGAATCAATTAATGCAGTTATTGTTAGGTTGAAAGAGCTGGAAAATAAAGGCGTAAAGTTTGACAAAAGTGTTTATCAATTATTAAAGGGGTAGAAGAGGATTAAACCTTGCGGCTCCTCTCCCCATTAAAGAAAACTCTAACCTGCCCAACAAAAGGGAGCTTCTTTTCCATCCTGTAACTTGAAGCTTCTATTCTTTCAGCTTTCTTCATTTTAGCCCAATCTTCCCTTATCTTTTCTTTGGCCATGCAACAAGGGCAATAGTATTCTCCTTGGATGCTCTCAGGTTTTTTGCACGATATGCAGATTGCTTTTAATGTATTAAATACTTTTCCCATTTTTATAATTGTTTTAATGTAGATGGCTTGTCGGAAATCCCGACAAGTCTTTTAAATTAGTTAAACTTGCACAATAAGTCATCAGCGTATTTATTCATTCTATCTATCAAGCGTTTTGCTCGATTAGGAACTTGTTTAGCCCAAGCACTATGTGCCATTTGTTTTGCAGCTTGCTTGTAATTCAAAGATTGGATAGCTGCAATAAATTTTAAAAATTTAGAAAATCTTGTCAAGCCAAGATTAAACATCATATTTGCAATAATTTGTTTAACTTCTTCGGCATAATAATCAAAGCTTGGAAATAACTTTCTACAATCTTTAACAACATTAGCAATATCAGCTAAGAATAATTCTTGACATCTACTTTCAGTTATCTTCATAGAAAAATTAGGCGTGTTTTTTCTTCCCAATTCCCATTGCAAAAGTTCAGGATCTTTCTTTGTTAATAAATGCCCTATGCCAACAGTTGGATAGCCAAGATGATCGAGATAAACTTCCAATTTGCAACCTTCATCAATAATCAATTGTTTCTTTAATTTTTCTAAATCCATTTTGATAAAATAATGGTTGACAAGTATTTTGGCAAGTAAACACAAGGCTTTATAAAATGCAAATATTTTTTAAAATAGTTGTTGCATAATAAGAATTGATCTTTATATTGAGTGTTGTTATTAACTTAAATAAATAAAAAAATGACAAAAGAAATTGCATCTAAAATAGAAATAAATGGCGAGACTTATATTAAAGAATCGGAATTAAAAAAACAATCTAAATACAAAGCTTTTCCAGTTCAAATTTTAGTACTAAATCGTGGCTGGATTGTAGTCGGTAATGTTAGTGAATCAGCTAATAAAACTATTATTCAAAACGCTGCTGTAATCCGCAAATGGGGAACAACTAAAGGATTGGGAGAGTTAGCAATAAAAGGTAAATTACCAGATACTATTTTAGATGCTTGTCCAGATATTACAGTTGATACTGCTAATGTTGTTTTAGTTATGAATTGCGAACAATCTAAATGGGCTTAGTATGTATAATCAATTTAATAAGGAAAAAAACCATAGCGTTTTGAACGGCGACGGCAACGGCGATGGCTACGGCGACGGCTACGGCGATGGCTACGGCTACGGCGACGGCGACGGCTACGGCGATGGCTACGGCTACGGCGACGGCTACGGCTACGGCGATGGCTACGGCTACGGCAACGGCAACGGCAACGGCAACGGCGATGGCTACGGCTACGGCGATGGCGATGGCTACGGCAACGGCTACGGCTGGTAAATTATTTAATTTTAAAATCAAATGTGTAAAAAAAGACCTTACAATAAGTTTGGCGAATTGCTAACAGAAACTTTGCTAACAATTAAAAGAAGTAAAACCAATGTTGCAAGAGCTACTAACATTAAACTAGCCAGCGTATCTTGCGCTTGCTTTGAGTTTAACCAGATTACACTTGAAGATGTTGTAAAGATAGTAAGCTACTTAAAGTCTCAAGGGGCTAAGGCTAATCTTGATGAGTTCTTAGGGGCTTATGGTCTAATCGCTACTGATATTAAGATTGGGATTTTAAAAGATCCTAAGATTAATGCTAGGAAGGTTAGAAGAATATTAAAAATAAAAGGAGAGAAGTAATGTCAGAGAAAATTAAAAAAGAACTTAAACAATTAAGAGAAGAGAATAAATATGTATATCATCAGCTCGAAAAGAAAGGAGAGCTTCTAAATACCCTAGAATTACAAATAACTGAATTGAACGAAAGAAACGCAAAGTTAAATCAACAAAATAGAGACGCTTGCCGCAAAATTGAGGAACTTAGAGATGTAATAAAAGATAGCGTAACAAAAGATTTTACTTTGCAAGCCATAGCAGCAGCATCTGGCAATTTAAACAAATTCGATTCTAAATCTTAAAGGAAAATATGTCATTACAATTAATAGAAAACGGCTTAAACAATTCAGAGCTTTTAAAAACTCAATTGGGAAGTAATCACAATAAATATGTGATTAGCGTTCTAAATGAGATTAAAAAAACAGCCAATGATGATAAGAAAAGTTTGGTAAATTGTACGCCAGATAGTATCATTAGCGCAATCAAACAAGCTTGTGATTTACAATTAGAGATTGATGGAAGACAACATTGCCATTTAGTTAAATATAATAAAAATACTGGAACTAAAGAAAGCCCGAAATGGATCAGTGAGGCTCAACTTCAAGTAGGATATAGAGGTTTTATCTATTCAATTAAAAGAGCTTATCCAGACGCAAATATTGATTGTAAATTAGTTTATGAAGGCGATTCGTTTGTAGTAAAGAGCGAAGGCGACACAACAACCTATTCTTTAGAAATTAAAGACCCTTTTGCTAAAAAAGAAAAAATAATTGGTGGTTATTGCCATATTTCATACACTCTTGGCGGTCGCTTAGTTTCTTTTTGTGAAACTATGTCTTTGGCTGAAATTAATAAAATCAAAGGTAAAGCTAAACAAGATTCAATTTGGCAAGAATGGTTTGAAGAAAAAGCGAAAGTAGCTATCATTAGAAGAGCTTGTAAAATTCACTTTAGCGGTATTCAACAAATTGAGCAAATTACAGAATTTGATAATCAAGATTATGATTTAGAAAAGGTAGTTGAACTTGAAATTGAGACTATTGATTCAGAACAGGGAATTGAAATTGGAAACTTAGCTAAGGTTAAAGGGGTGGATGTAGCTAATATCTGTAAATTTTATGGAATTGACCTTATTATTGATTTGCCAGCTAGTAAATTTGAGCAGGTTATTAATCAATTAAAAAAGAAACCAGATGTAGTAGTTGATACTAAAGCTGAGGTAAAAGATGCCTAAAATAATTCTATGCGAACAGGGTTCAGATGAATGGCTAGAGCATAGAAAAGGAGTTGCAACCGCTTCTAATTTTAGCAGTATCATTACACCAGCAACCAGCAAGGAAAGCGCGACACTTCCAAAGTATGCTAAGAAATTAGCTTTAGAGTTGCTTTATGAGAAAACAACTGAAAGCTCTTTTAAAAGTGCAGCCATGCAGGCAGGAAATGATTTCGAGGGGTTGGCTAGGCAAATGTACCAAGAGAAAGCTTGGAATATCGTTAAAACTACTTTACCAGATGAAGCTGGCGAGGAAAAGCCAATTGGGATGTTTAAGAGTGATTGTGGTAATTTTGGGTATTCTCCCGATGGGCTAATTGATGATGATGGATTGATTGAGATTAAGAATTTGGAGGCAGAAGCTCACTCTAATATTCTACTAAATCCAGTCTTGCCATCAGATCATAAGTGCCAAGTTCAAGGTGGACTTTGGATTAGTGGAAGAAAGTGGTTAGACTTTATCGCTTTTAATCGCTTCTGCAAGATACCAGAAAAGCAATTGGTTATTATTAGAGTTGAAAGAGATGAGGTTTTTATTGCAGAGCTTGCAAGATTAGCGCAGAAAACAATTGTTTTGCGTGATGAGATATTAAAACAAATTAGAGGCTAAAGAAATGATTATAATAAATCCCGGTACAGAATCAGTTAATGATGCTTCATTGGAAGAAGCTATAAAATCAGCGAAGGAATTTACAAGAGCTTTAGATTTAACTGGCTTGAAACTAATCAGAAATAGTAAAAATGATAATGATAATGGGTTTTTTGGTTTTAAATTGAAGTTAAATGATAAAGAAGTTGAAATTGATATTCCGGGTGAAAAGTCTGAAATATTTCTTCAAAGCGAACCTTTTAAATCAAGAAGATGCTATGTTAATGGTAGTAGCTGGCTCTTTCTTTACGGATTAGGAAGTGCAATGGATAAATTAACGGAGGAGTAGATGAAAGAAACTAAAGATAAAGCAATATTAACGATTTTAGAAGAAATACAAGCAACCTCAAATACTTTACGAAAAACAAACTCTAGATACGCAGATGGCTCTGGACCAAGACTTGCTTATGAGCAAGAGAAAAGAGCTATGCTTGAACTGATTTGCACTTTATGCAAAACGGTGACGCAAATTTGCAATGAATACTAAATAAACAATAACAGACTATGAAACTTAAACAACTACTAGAAGAACTAAACCAATTAGCTAAGGAAAGACCAGATGCTTTGGAGATGGAGGTTTATCATTCAGTTGATAGAATAATAACAACATATGAAAAACTAGAATGTTTACCAGAATTGGGTAGATATGTTGATAGTGAAACTTTTGAGACTCTTGGCGGAGGTTGTGAGCCAGAAAATTTTGACTCAATTTTGATTAGTTAACCAACAAACAATAACAGATTATGAAAGTAAAAGAACAAAATATATCAATAACAATTAATCAAGAAAGTTATCTTACCTCTTTAGCAAAAGATTTAACCTCTTTGGGAAGCTTAGGTTTTCTTTTTTGGTTTAATTATAACTTTATCGGGGGCAGTTACTTAGTAAATTTTTTAATTTTATGCATGATTTTTCTTTATATTTGCAAAATTAAACGCAGCGACTTGAAGGATTCTGATTGGTATTTCAATGTTTCTAAAGATAAGCTTGATAAAATTAAACATATTTTAGAATCAGAATAAATGAAACTACTATTCAACTTCCAAACCACAGACGATTTAGGAGATAAACAAACGCAGGTAAGTAGATTAATGCGTGAGTATCTTGCGGCAAAAAAAGATTTTTCTGTGGAGTTTAAGGAAGAGAAACCCAAGAAGACTCCAGAGCAATTAAAGGGGATTTACAAGCTCTACCAATTCTCGCTACCTCACTTTCAGAAATGGAAGCCAAAACTAAATTGGGATTTAGAGCAAGTGAAAGAGTTCTCTAAGGCAGAACTAGGATATACAAGAGATTCAAAACCCTTTGAAATAGGCTTAATGCTTAAATTAATAGGCTTTGATATAAAGGAGGAAGGAAAGCCAGACGCTCTAAAATGGTGTAAAAAGATAAAGCAGAATTTAAGCTTTGCCGACTTCACCAAAGATCAGCTTTATAACTTTACAAAAGAGTATGAGGTTTGGGCGCAAACAGCGCAAGGAGACAAACCAACTTGGTCAGATGTATTTCTTGAGCCGAGTGAATTAAATAATTATTTTAAGGAGTAAAATGGATGAAGTGATTTATTTATTTGGTTTTATTGCAGTAATCATTGTAGGAGCTTATATTGAATCCTGTGCTAATCATACAAAGCAAGAATATTACAAAATATCTTGCCTAGAACTCAATCTAGGTAAAGAAACTTGTGATAAAATTTTTAATAACAAAAAGGAGTAAAAAATGTCAGTATCAAAAACAATTCTAGTGGGCGTTTTGGGAAAAACACCCGCTATTGGTCAAACGCAAAACGGAAAAGACTATGCTAACTTTTCACTTGCAACTAGCAAAAAGTGGAAAAATGAAGCTGGAGAGAGGCAAGAAAAAACATCTTGGCATAATATTTCTTGCTGGGGTTCTTTAGCTAAAGTCTGTCAATACCTAGACAAAGGAAGTAAGGTCTATTTAGAAGGTGAGCTTGAATATGGCACTTATAAGAACAAAGAAGGTGTTGAGGTTCCTAGCACTAAAATCATTGCCAGCGTGATTGATATTATCAAAGGCAAAGAGAAAGAAGAGGGAATCTCTCAACATTCAGTTGATAAGGGTAATGGGTTTGTGAGTGAAGCGGAAGATTCAGATTCAATCACTTTTTGATCTAACCTAGAGCCACAAGGCTTCATAACCCTAATTAAATAAACATGACCCGTAAAAACATAATTCAAAAGTGGAAAGATAAGCATGGCAGAGTAATTACTGCCAGCTTTGATACTTCAATTGTAAGAATCAAGATTGAAGATAAGAAAGTGGAGGAGCTTGTTACTAAAGAGAGTTTCTTTGCTAAAGTAGAAAAAAATCAATGGAAACAAATAGCTTAATGCAACCAAGAATATTAAAAAGGTTATATGTCAGAAATTAAACAATATTTAAGCAACGCTCCAGTTAATGTTGAGGCAATAATTCATTGCTGGGGAATTGAGCTTGATAAAAACGCAGAGTTACCAGAAGGAATTGCTGGGCAAATTAGAAAAAAGCAAGATGGTGGCTATAAAATTTCTGTTAATAAAAAAGACCATTACTACAGACAGCGTTTTACAATGGCTCATGAGTTGGGGCATTTTATGTATCATACTATGGAAATGGGGGATCTTGGAACCATGGATTCGGTAAAATATAGAAGCCTAGATAATTTTAACATTGGAGACCAAGAAGAAATAGAGGCAAATAAATTTGGAGCAAGCATTCTAATGCCAGAAGACTTAATAATAAAACATGCTTTAGAAAAAAAAGTAATTATCGACAATAAAATTAACGAAGATGGTCTAAAGGAGATTGCTAAGATTTTTCAAGTATCTTATCAAGCAATGGAATTCAGAATTAAAACCTTAAAAGAAGAAATAACTTCAAAATTAACTAACCAAAATGATTCCAAGGATCTTTAATGTAAACGAGTTAAGAATAGGCAGTAAAGTAATTGGTTATATTAGACTTATAAAGCAACAAAGAAATGGTTTACCCCATCTGGAATACTCTCTTATTGAGGAATATTGGAATCAAGGCATAATGTCAATTGAGTTGCCAAAATATCTAAAGAAGTGCAAGGGGTTGGGTATTCCAAGACTGATTGCATTAGTTAAGAAAGATAACGAGGCTTCGATTAAGTTACTTGAGAAGAGTGCTTTTATCAAGATTGCTATTTTCGATGATGTTTTTGGCTATGTATTGGCGCAGGATTTAATGGTAGAGATTAAACAATTTAATAAAAAAGCAGTTAGGAGTATGGTTTATGAAAAATAAAAAGATAAAACAAACCCTCTTCAAAACATGCGAGAAATGCGGCAAGAAGGTATTGCATAGTTTGAGGTTTAATAATGGCAATCCTAGATACTATCAAAGCTTGCCCGAATGTGTTAATCGTGAAGAGCATGAATTTGCAGATAAAAGGGTTTATCTATTTGAGTTTGATGGAATTGATACCCCTGCGGATAGAGCAAAGATGTTTAAACAAATACTTAAAATTGAGAATTAATGTGAAAGACAAAAAATATAAAAAGAAGTTAATTGATTTAACCAAGCTTGATGAACTAGCTCCCCCGCAATGGAGAGATAGAATTAACTTACTTTTCAATAAAGATATTCCTAAGCAGCCAAATACGGCTGATGAGTTAATTATATGGAATCTTGCCAAGAAGTCAGAAAGCGAATTGCAGCAACATTTTCATAAACAATTCAACGCCCTTAGTTCTGAAATCAAATTCATGAATAGAAATGCAGAATTAGAGTTTGTGCAAAATGATAATGGAGATAGTGCTGGCGGCAATCTGCTTCAATACCAAAGAATTAATCTCTATAAAAGAAAGAAGGCAGAAGGATCTAAGGCTGGTTTTCCAGACCTTACTTTGATTAGCTCTAATTTGACCAACTGCGAACCAAAAACAATATTCTGCGAAGTAAAGAAGATTGGCGCACCAAGTGAAATTCATTTAACAGAAGAGCAGTTTGACTGGTTCATAAAGTTAAATAAAATGGGCTTTAAATCTTACATTACAAACAATCCAGTTTTCTTTAATAAAGTGATTTTAGGTGAAGTTAGAAAGATTCTTTAAACCTTGAATCTCTAAGCTAAATCATGTCAAGTAATTTATTTTTAATTATTTGCATTTTGTCTATTGCATAATAAGAATTAACTTTGATAATAATTTTTATCCCTAGGTTAAAGAAGTGGTATTATTTATTCTAGGGATAGCATCCACAGCCTTTTAAAAAAGAGAAGGAAAAGCTTACTTGGCTGTGGGTGTTTTTATAATACAAGCTGGGATCTTTTAAGAAGTTATTGGTTAGGTTCAAGAAGGCTTAAAGAGATTGAGATTCGATTCTTAACCCTGCGCTAGAATATTTTTATGGTTGCAATCTACACGGGCAACAACAGGTCATGTTGCTACGATACTGGGGTTCTACAAAGACTTGCCATAGGTATCTAAATCTGATTCTTTTGTAGGGGTAGGAGGGTAAAGACTAATAGAAGCAAGTACAACTTCTATTGATTGCGACTTTATAAATATTTTTATGGCAACGCTGTGTCGAAAGACTAATCACGAATTAAGAGAGTGTCGATAGCATAGTTGGTATAAGGCAGTTAATGAAAGTTAATATATCGCTGGTTCAAATCCAGTCGCACAAATAAAACAAGGCGTTATTGCACGCCTATCTTAGTTTACAGCGTTGCTTTGTAAATATTTAATTAATCATTGAAACAATATGAGATGCAAAAGAGGAAGTTATGATTACTACATGACTTTTAACCAAATAGCTAAAATTGAGAATACTAGTTACCAAAATATTCAACAGATATATTTGAGGGCGGTGTATAAAATACAGAGAATGATGGCTAAGAGATATAGTGAATTTAAAATAATAAATAATAACTAACTATGAAAGGTAAAATAACAATATATGCAAACTAAAACACTAAGCGAGAGAATAGAGGAACTTAATAATATTAAAAAATCATATGAGTTTGAGCCGACCAATAATGAATTCTTTAAAGCGATGAAAGTGATCGAAGAACTCCAAGAAGAGTTAGAAGCGATTACTTCTGCTCTACTTACTGTCGTGCAGGATAACGCCATAATTTATGATGCTAATGCAAGATTAAAGAAAGAAAACGAAGCACTACTAGCTAAGAACAAAGAGCTTGAAGAAGAGTTGCAAGAGCGCAAAGCTTATATAGTTGCTAATCCTTGCGCTCAATGCGGAGGTAAAATTAACGCAATGAAATGTGAGGCTTGGGCAAAGAAAGCGAAGGAGCTTGAAGAAAAGTGCAATGGATTGCAGCATAAGGTATTATGGCAAGAGTGTAGAATGCTTAAGCTGCTTGGAATATGAGTGAAGTCAGCGAAGTTGAGAGGGCTTTAGAGAGATTTAAACTAGCAATTGATTCAGTAGAAGCGCGAGCAATGACTGGAGAAACTGGAATTGTGGAGAAGGTATTGAGCAGGGCGCAAAATCTAATCAACGCCCTTGAGTCGAAACCAGAACCTAAAATCGACATGAAAGAAGAATGTGTCGAGCCAGTGAGTATTTGGAAAGATGTTAGTGAGTTGCCATATTATGGATGTCGAATTTTAGTAAAACATAAACATCATATTCAAATAATCCCTTATTATTACTGCAATGGAATATTTACTCCAGATAATAAAGATTTTAGTTTCGAGATTGATAATAGTGTTATTAAAAAATTTTGTCTATTAACCGACTTCATAAATCAAGTAGAAGACATGGAAGCAAGATTAAGAAAATTGGAGGGGAAGTAAATGAAAGAGCTAAAAAAATTATACAATAAGCAAAATCTTCAATATTCAAAAGCCAACCAAGAATTTGAAAAATTCTTTATAGACGAAGTTGTTTCAAAGGCTAAATCTGCTTTTTTGAGCTATTACAATTTAAAAGAAGGAGATGTCATAACTTTAACAGAAGGGTTTTCAAATGATGGCAATGATAATTATACAAATATTGGCAAAGTAAGCGGTAAATTATTTTTTAAAGATTCACAATTAATAGAATTAGCAACTTCTTATTTCAATCATGATTTGCGTTTTGTTTATGAGATGTTTGAAACTAACAATAAAGTAGCTGTAAGAAGAATTAGTACTACTTATTATGAAATGCACGATATAAACAGTTTTATTGATTTAATGATTATGGCGTTGTTTAACAACCAATTTTTTCTTCATGTTGAAAATAATGGGATTGAGGTAGCAATGTCAAGCGTTAAAGAGTATGATAAATTTACAGGATTTGTTAAGGATATTTTAAAAAAATGAAAATGGCAATTAAATAATAAAAGTTTTAATGTATCCGAATTCGGTAACATTAAAAATTAGGCGGGAACTAATAGTTTTTCGATCTATGGGAGCAATTAAATAATAAAAGTTTTAATGTTATGGAATTGCATAACATTAAAAATAAAGCTAGTGATGACGGTCGATTTTCTATATCGGTTAAGAATTTTAAAAAAATGAAAATGGCAAACAAAAGGATAGAAAAATTAAAAGAAACAAATTCATCAGTCATCAAGAAGCTAAGAAAAAATCTTTTATCTTGTTCATTTTGCCCTGCTCATGGCGGAGAAAA